GGTGAACTGGGCTCCTGTCAGGGTCATGGGTACACCCCGGCCGGGTCCTCAGGGTTCAAGGTGGCCACACCCTGCAGCTGCACCGATGGGACACCGGTGTGCGCGATCGGCGGCAAGTCCAGGGCGGCGAGCACCGCGGCCGGGTCGAACCCGGTTGTCACCAGCCGTTGCGCCATGTCCACCCGCAGGCGGGTGTCCTGAATGTTCGCCGCCGCCAGGTTCACGTTCGCCAACGGCACCCGTTGGGCGTCCCCGCCCTCCGCTGGGCGCAAGTCCTCCAAGCGGCGCACATCGTTCACCGACAGGAACCCGGCCTGCAACCCGGTGGAGTACGCGCTGAACCTGGTGCCGATGTCACCGCGCAGCAGCCCGTCGATGTTCATGCGGTAGAAAGCGTCACCCGGCAACAGGCGGCCGTAGGCGTCCTCGATCTTCCCAATGTACGGCCGCAGGGTGTACGTCACGAACTGGATCGCGTTCGCTTCCACGCTCGCGTACGACATGGCACCCGGTTGGATCACCTGCAACATGTGCGGGGGGATACGGAACACCCGGCAGATCTCCTCGACCGCGTACTGCCGGGACTCCAGGAACTGGGCCTCGTTCGGGTTCACACTGGTTTTGTCGTACTTCGCGCCACCGGACAGGACACCCGGCCGGTGCGACCGTCGCAACCCCTTATGGCCGGCCTCCCACCCGTCGACCAGCTGCCGGGCCTGCTCCGCGGTCACCTCCCCGGGCACGCTGATCACCCCGGTCGTTGTGCTACCCGACCCGAAGAACCGTTGCGCGAACTCCTCCAACGCCGCGGCCAGCCCGAACTGCTGCTTCAGCTCGTGAACCTTCGACACCCCGCGCAGCTCCCCAGGGCGGCGCAGCTCCGTCAAATGGATCATATCAACTTCGCTGACAACGAACCGGCCCTGGTCCATGCGGTACTCAACCCGGCCGTTCTCACCGCGGACAACCTCCACACGGTGCGGGTCCATCACCCGCAGGCCGACCACGTCACCCGACGGGTCCCGCAGGATCCGCACGAACGCATTCCCATCCACCAGCAAGGACACCATGACCATCTGGAAGTGATCCGAGCGGGTCATGTTCACGTCCGGCTCAGGGTTGTCCACCCACCTAGGGCGGGGCCGGAACGCGAACCGCTGCCCGTCCTGCCGGATGAACGTGTCCACGGGGAGGGTGCTGATCGTGTCAGCGATCAGCCGGACCGCGGCGTAGATCGCGCCGATCCGGTACACCGTGTCACGGTTGATGAGGACACCCGACCGGGTGTTGTCCATCGCATCGATGCCCGCGCCGAACAGGGTCTGGTACGACAGGGCGCGCCGCTCAACCAGGCCCAGCAGGCCCCTCACCGGTCACGCTCCCACACCAGCCCAGCAAGGAGGACACCCGCGCCGAGGGCGATCACCCCAGCCCACGGGGCGAGGAGGAACACCCCAACCGCGATCACCACCACACCCACGGCCTGCACCACAAGAGGTCCCACTGTTGCACCCTTTCACACGTTGAAGAACTGGGGCACCGGCGGCGGCAACGGCTCCGGTGGTTTCCACAAACTCCTGTCCAAGGCGATCACCGCGGCAACCGCGGCGTCAATCCGGCGGGGTGACTGCTTCGTTTCCTTCACGATCCGCGGCCCGAGGTGGTCACGTTTGATGACCGTGTTCTCCAGGTGCCGGGCGATCACCGGGTTCCCATCATGCGACAGCCGCGCCTCCACAACATGGTCGTAGAACGTTTGGCACGCGGGCACCATGCGGCGGGCGTTCGTCGACGGGTACTCCACGATCGGCACCCCCACCTCCATGAGGACCTCCATCGTGCGCCGCCACCGGAACGGGTCACACGCGACCTCACGCACACGCCACCTTTGGCACGCCTCGAGGATGGCCTGCTCCACCTCGTGCACGTCGACCCGCCAGTCGTCCCGGTCCGTGGGGTCCTTCTCCCACAACCCGACGAGGAACAAGTGCGGCCGGTCCACCTCACACCCGACGATCACCGTGGTGTCCGAGTTGAACGACCCGTCGAAGCCGAGGACGATCTCCGTGTCCTCCGGCGGTGGTCCCTCCACCGGCAGTTTCTCCCACGCCCCAGTCGGCAGCCACGACGTTTGCGAGTTCACCCACTGGTTCAACCGTTTCGTGCGGAACTCCGCCTCCGGTGTGCGCAGCACCGCGGACTCGAAATCCGCGGGATCGTTCACCAGCCCGAACCCCGGGTTCGCCTGCCGCCACGCTTTCGGGTCCCGCCAGTCCGCGTCCCGGGGTGCGGACCACCATGACATGAAGAACGTGTCGTCCTTCACCTCACCCGACGCGACCCGCTGCCCGTACTGAAACAACCGGTAACAGATCGAATCCTGCCCAGTCGAATCGGTGCGCACCCCCGCCGTCGTGATCGCCAGCAGCATCGGGTCAACACGGGCACCCATCGCCAGGGACATCACCTGCCACAAGTCCTCATTCGGCAGGGCGTGCAACTCGTCGAAGATCGTCAACGTCGGCGACAAGCCCTCCTTCGTGTACGCCTCCGACGACAGCACCCGGTACACCGCCCCATTCGCCGGGACCTCGATCGTGTCCTTGAACACCCGCGCCAAGGCGGACATCTCCGGGGACATCTCAATCATCCGCTTCGCCGTGCCGAACACGATGCGCGCCTGCTCCCGGTCCGCCGCGCACGAATACACCTGCGCGCCCTGCACCCCCAGGAACGTCGCCCACAACCCGATACCCGACGCCAACGCGGACTTCCCGTTCTTCCTCGGCACACCCACCAGCGCCGTCCGGTGCCGCAACCGCCCATCGGGCCGGTGCGCGAAGATCCGCCGAATCAGGGTTTTCTGCCACGGCATCAACAACAACGGCTGACCAGCCCGGCCCCCGACCGAGTCCGTCACCTGCGGGCACAACGACTCGATGAAATCCACGCACTGCCCGCCGCGGGAGGACCGCACCGCCGCAGCTGGCACCGGGGTCGACACCCGGGGACCGCTCACCACTT